TAATGGCTAAGGTTTCAGAGCAGTGGTACGAAGAAGACGGCAAGCTAATCCACGTTAAGCAGCAGGATTGGACGCCTATGTTGGATCGTGCAGAAGAACTACGACAGAACGGTAATGCTGATTTTGGCGATTCTAAGCTGGTGGGCGTCATCGATGCTGCACTGATTAGCGAATGGCTTAAAGAAGCAGGTATAGGCTGGGATGATCCAGCGATGGATGATGTAGTTAAACGTAAAATGCTCAGTGGTGACTTTGATAAGCTACGGGTGTGGGAAGGTACATACTAATGTTTAAACTAGGCAATAACAGCATAAAGAATTTAACAGGCGTGGATGGCAGGCTCATTGAGATTGCAGACCTAGCCATTACGATCAGCCCTATAGACTTCGGTATCCCATCTACGGGTGGACTAAGATCAGAGGCAGATCAGGCCCAGTTATTTAAGGATGGTGTCTCAAAAGCAGATGGTGTCAATAATAAGTCATACCACCAATCTGGGATGGCGGTCGATTTGTATGCGTATGTGGATGGTTCCGCTTCGTGGGATAAGACCCACTTAACGATCATTGCTACCAGTATGCTCCAAGCAGCGGCCCAGCTAGGCTACCCATTGAAGTGGGGTGGTTTGTGGAAGTCGTGGCAGGATATGCCTCACTACGAAATTAAGGATTAATTATGGGTATTTTTTCATCAATAGTTGGCCCCATCGCTGACCTAGGCAAGACCTATTTAAGCGGTAAGAATGACATTGCTAAGGCCAAGCAAGCAGCAGCCATTATAGGCGTACAGGCAGAAGCTGACGTTAAGGTGGCAGGTGTAAGGGCTGCTAACAAGCTAGCAGACAGCGGTCAGACTCAGGAATTTAACCTAGACCTAGTTGCCATGAAGCAGATGGATAAGTCATTCTTAGACGAGATTATGATTGCCTTGCTGCTTATTCCTATAGCGGCATCATTCATAGGCTATCAAGAAGAAGTCACAGCAGCGTTTGAATCATTCGCTGCCATGCCTGATTGGTACCAATACCTGATTTTGGGCGTTTATGTGGTGAAGTTCGGTATGCGGGGGTTGCTCACCAAACTGATGTCTGGCAAGCTATCTGGCATCAAGCTAAAATAGAGTCTAGCTCTTGATTTAGTGAGGCTATACGCTTCTCATTGTGGGTATTAAACGCATTGTTTTTACCCACTTTGATGGCTGCTTCATAGTTGGCAATCTCACCCTTGACGTAATCCAGCTTCTTCTGCAGTATTATTTTTTCTTTTAAAGTCATCTAGTGCCTCTTCTAGTAGTATTTTACGCTTCTTTCTTATAGCTTCGTAAAGGTTGTTTGTTTGTACGGCTCCCGTACAGGCGTTGGCTGTTCTATCTAAGTGCGTACCACATTCCTCATACGAGCATTTTAATACACGCAATTCTATGAGTAGTAGCAGGTCTGCTTCAGGCCAAGGCATCTGTTCGCGGGGAACGATTTTAACCTTAATGTCGGTAATATGCCCGCTTCCAAAGTTATATTTCTTTTCCTTGGGCTTAGATCTGGTGAATGCGGCTGGTATCTTAGGCCTCCATATTAAGCTCATATTGAGTTTCTCCAGTTGATTCGTACTTAATTGTGATGGTATCTGTAGGATCAAGGGAGATGTATTGCCCGTTAATGTTAAGAATAATCCGCTGAGATTGCTTTGTTTCTTCTGTTTTTGGCGTTGATTCGGGCCAATCCTCTATCGAAGTGCTTGGGCTAATCCCTTGCTTGACGCGGTCTTTAGGGCGAGTGTCTTCACCAATGGGGGTACTTGAGAAGATCCTGTCGTAGTTGTCTTCAAACTGCTTGTTCATCGGTTTAGAAATTGGCTTATCTTTTGCGCTCATTTAATTCTCCGTGGGCCGTAGCCTATTATTGCTTCTTTAATATTTCAATGAAATGAGAGTCTTTTAGTACGTTAAGAACCTCAATCGAGTTACGACCACTGATAACGGCTAAATTAATTAGGGTTAGATCAGTGTTGTTTAGGTGTAGTTCAATAAGCTGATTATCAGTCATTTGATGCTCCGAGGGGCCGAAGCCCCGTTATTTTATTAGTTAGACATGAAGCCTTGTACAGCGAAAAACCCAAGGTAACCGCCCATTCGATTTACAGCATTCCAGTTATTGAAAAGTATTACTGGAGTAAAGCGACCAGAACTAGGGATGTAGGTAACAACAAACTCTGCTGGGCTAGGCGTTCTTTTGTCGCCAACAGCAAAGCCAATGGTAGAGATGTGCGCTGCTGTAATCTTGGCAGCAGCCTTAACTGCAGCCTCGTACTTGGCATAAGTCTTAACGCCAGTTTTGTTCTCGCTAAGGATGCGTTCAACTCGTTCTGTAATATTGCGCTCTAACATGGGGTGTTCCTTTTGTTTAATTAGTTACTTAACTTACAACCAGTATAAACACTTCTGTACATAACACAACACCTTTTTGTATATATAAACAATTATTTTGTAATTAATTCTATGGGTTCAGATCTGATATTCTCATATTGTATGAGTCAGCTTTAAACGTGAAGTTGTTGCTAGGATCATGCTCACCTTTCAGCCGCTTAGTAGCCCTGCTGTAGTAGTTCTTTTTCTTGATAATGCCTAGAATCCAGACTGTAGACATATCATTGAGTACGCGACAAAAGGCGTAGAAGTCACATACTTGGGTAGTGTTGTACGCAAAGATAGAGCATTCGTAATGCTCTTTAGGCTCCACGCTTGTTCGTTTTGCCTTAACGTCAATGGTTCTACCGTCAGGCATGACTAGGTCATAATCATAGGTATTGGCCTGCGTAGCCCCAATGTGACGGGCCACAACTATCTCTGCTAGGAACCCAGCTTGGCTACCACCACCTTCAGTTAACGAGTGCTTTAATACACCCATGTCAGATGCCATCTTAGCAGCCAGCTCAATCTCAGCGATTGTTGTCTTTAGTTTACGCATCAAATGACCTCTTTATTTTTAGCTTCGCCTTAAATATCTTCTTGATCCTAGCTAGGTAGGCTATGTCGTGGCGTACCACTTCGTTACTATGTTCTAGGGCCACAACCTTATCTAGCCCTATTCGGTCTACCAGCCTTATACGGTACTCCACAATATTACCTGACAGATACCGATTGCACTTGTGGCATTGCTTATGGCAGTTGTGCTGATGGAATGATTTTTCTCTGGCTGCGCCTCTGGAGCGATAATGACCTGCATCCCAGTAACCGCCAAATCCAGCGTGTTCTCCCATTGAGTCACAACTTATGCAAGGTTCTGCCCTATCACGCCATCTAATGTACGCGTTAAAGGCTGTTTGAGCTTCTGTACGCCATTCTGAGGCTGTTTTAAGCTCTGACCTTAACTTGGTTAGGGTTTCACGCTTGCGCTTCTCTGACGAGACTGTAGCACCCTTTTTGCCATGCTCAACAACGCAGGCCATAGAGCAGAACCAACCTAGCGGAACCTTGATTCCAGATTCTACTAGGTCGTATTCTTTACAGTGGCGACACTTTTTCTTAGCGTTAGCCATTACCTACCCTTGGGAATAGTAGCATCGCACTATCCACATAGGCATCGAATTCATGCCGAGTAGGGGCAAGTGCCTCGCCATAGCCAATACAGAAATAAATATGGTCAGCAACTCCAACTATATCCATGTCATCATCTTCACTACCCCAATCACGACACCTGTTGCCTTGGGTATTCTTTAGGTATCGGTAGCGCATTGCGTCTTTTCGCAGCGCCTCCAGTTCAGATTCGATCATTTCTGTGACTCCCTGTAAGTGTCGTATTCTGCCATAGTCTTGTCGGTAAACTTAACACTGTACTCTGCGCCTTTGACTAATAGGTACTCTATGAACTCAGACCTAATATCTTTATCAAAGTCGCTGGTAGCTGGCCTACTTGGAATCATTGCTGTGCCGCATAGGCTCGGTATCCACTTATTACCATTCTTTAATGGATCGCCCATCGATAGCTTTTCTTTAGCGAAGTCAAATACGAGCATTTCCTTCCACGCTGCAATAGGGTGTTTATTTCCCATAGGAAACACCTGCTTTGCAAAGTCGCCAATCTGGGCGTGGTAGCACTTCTCTTGAAGCCTAGACCCTTTATCACGACCTAGAGTAACGATGACAGCTTCACCGCTCTTCAGCCCCTTGTTAGCCATTTCCCAGACCTTAGTCATTTCGGTTTTGACATTATCAACAGTAACCGTGAATTTTAGATCAGCCATTATCTGCACCTAACGCGATAAACTCGCTCAATGTTAGTTCAAAGTAACTCGCAAAGCGTGTGGCTAGTGAAACTTTCATGTCACTACCGTTACGCCAGCGCATAACCTGCTGTGGATGGACTTTAAACGCCCTAGCTAGCTCAGATCCAGAGCATTTAGCCTTGGCCTGTGCTACTCTTAATGAAGCACCTGTGTCGATTTTCATACTTATTCCCCTTTGTGTGTTATGATGATTTTGCTCCAGAAGTAACCTTAGCCCTCCTTAAAGAAGAGGGCTTTTTTTTGGTCTGCTAAAACGGTATGTCGTCATCTTCGTCAATGCCGCTAACTGCAGCAGGTTTTGGTGTTTCAGCCTTTTCAACTTTAGGGTTAAAGGCAAACGACATAAACTTCTTGCCATTCTTACTAGTTTTGATCCAAGCAGCCATCCACATCTGCTCACCATTCACTTCACAACTACCGCTGTAGTCAGGGTGACGGTCTGATTCTTTTTTATCATTCTTGAATAATGCGCCAGTGTTGTTGTTATCGTAGTCACTCATAATTACATCTCCTTAGTTAAACGTACAAATTCTTGTTGATCGCCTGTTAGCTGCTTCCAGATAACCTGCTTCTCATGTTCTTTTAGCTCACCAAGAGCCTCAACTAATACGCTAGTCTCACCAGATGCTTGGCTAGAAACCACTAAAGCTACTACATCCTGTGTCAGCTTCTTGCTAACTCGCTTGTATGGTTCTTCTTTAATCTTGTCTAGCACAACAGGTTCTTCGTGAACCGTGATATCTTCGGCATCCAAATCAACCTGTGGAATGCCGCAGAGGCTTGAAAGTGCATAACGCCTTGCGTAAGTAATGGCACTGCCAGCGCCCTGAGCTGATACCTTGTCCATAGGTAATAGGTACTCACCTTGCAGCCACTGACCTGAATTGTGCATAAGCATAGTAACTACACCGACACCTTTACCACCTTCTGAGGTAATAGGCAGTTGGACATAAGATAAGCCATGCTTTGCAAACGGCCCCTTCATTACCTTAATGACACTGGCAAGGTCTGCGTAGCTGGACTTGAAGAATGGGTTGTTGCTGTCTTTTATAGCTCCGCCCATTTCTGCCTGTGCAAGACATAGTGCCGTTGCAAGGTCTATTATTGATTCTGATTGCTTCATTATTATTGCTCCTAGTTATTTAACCTACCCAGCTATTCTAAACACATTCGGTATGGATGTAAACACCTAATATGATAAAAGATACAAAAAGGTTTGCATTACTGATTTGATAGGAGTAAGGTATACGGACATTAACAAGAACGGAGCAGCGCCATGTACAACCCATATGATGATGTAGATGTAAACGAAACCAACATTATAGAAACCCGTGAAGACCTTTTCTGGGAATTGCACACTACAGGTACTGTTTTCGTTCTTGGTCATAAAGTAACCATCTTTGAATTGTTAGAAGAAATGGATGACGAAGAAAAGGATAATGTGTTTTCAATGCTCGTTATGGGCAATGAGGACGCTAAAGAATATGCCCGATCTAAGCTAATGGAGGCTTTTAAAGGGGCGTATGATGACGCTGTTATCGAAGATCATTACATCGATATGCAGTCTGAGTATTAATATTATAATTAACTGGAGCATTAAAATGACTTTAACTAAAAAGAACAAGCCTTGGACTTTAGAAGATAGCGCCTACGCATGGGATCAGCACGTTATGGGTAGGACTCATAAGTTCATTGCCAGAAGGTTGAGCAGGACTGAAAAGGCTATTGAAATAAACCTTAGCAAGACTCGCGTCAATATGAAGCTGTATAGTGCAGCAGCAGCAACACCTGTACGGAAGCCCCGTAAGACCGCCATTAAGAAGGTTAGGTTTAGCATTACTGAGTTGATGGCAGCAGCGATTTGTGGTGCTGCTTTAGGTGTGTTAATTACTTACTCAATATTGTAGCAATAAAAAGCCCCTTGCTCTATTACGGAGAAGGGGCTAGAATAGGTGTGTTGGTGACGGGGCTACAACCCCAATCGAGCCAGCGAGAACAAAGAAGAGCCAACGCCAACACGGTGTTAGTTTATCATCCGCTATCATGCGGTGCAACATTCTTATCCCTCGCAGACTTGATCCACCATTAAAATGTGGGTTTCTTTAGCGTTGCCACTCGAAAAAACAAGGCTCATGCCAACTACAAGGCTTTAAACGTAGGATAGCACTTACCGCACAGGATTGATGGGACTGACCTTAGCTAGCAGCAATAGCATAGGTACAAACATACTTAGCGGACACAGTAGGGAGCTGACCAGCTCAACATGGAAGTTGAATGGTTTATGCAAATTACGGTAAGTGGATCAGCAAATAGCATATTAAATGGTTAAGACTCTAAGGTAACTACCTAGGTGTCCCAAACCATCTAGTGACGAGTATTGCCTGAAGAAAATGGAGCAAATAATAATGATAAATTTACGACCACACCAAGAACGCGCTATAGAAATGCTACGGGTATCGTTACGCAAGGGCAACAAGCGCCCAATCCTAGCAGCACCATG